GATGTGGATGGCAACCCAGAGGCCCTGACCACGCTGGATTTCTCCGGTCAGACCACGCTCAACGGTGTCGCGTCCGTCCTGACGACTGCCTTTGCCGGTGTCGCCACGGTGACGTGGGACGCGGTCTACAAGCGCTTTTTCATCACCAGTGCGACCACGGGCGTGTCGTCCGCGATCACCTTCGCCACCACCCCTGGCTCTGGGACGGACGTGGCGCCGCTGTTCGGCTTCCGCTCCACCGATGGCGGCCGACTGGCGGCAGGTTCGGCGGTCGAAACGCTGGTTCAGGGCGTCACCGCCTGCGCCAACGCCTCGACGGACTGGTACGGCCTCTACTGCGCCCCGGTCACCGCCGCGACCGATTCCGATGTTCTGGCCGTAGCTGCCTACATTGAGGCGGCCAGCCCCTCGCGTATCTATGGCGTCACCACGCAGAGCGCGTCGGTGATCGACCCCGCCAGCACGTCGGACATCGCCAGCCAGTTGCAGTCGCTGAAGTACAAGCGCACGTTCGTCCAGTACAGCTCGTCCAGCCCCTATGCCGCCGCGAGCCTGTTCGGACGGGCCTTCACGGTCGATTTCACCGGCAACAAGACCACCATCACGCTCAAGTTCAAGGGCGAGCCGGGCGTCACCGCCGAGACCCTGACCGAATCGCAGGCCGCCGCGCTCACGGCAAAGAACTGCAACGTCTTCATCAACTATGCCAACTCGACCGCCATCATCCAGCAGGGCGTGATGGTCAACGGCTACTACTTCGACGAAGTGCAGGGCCTGGACTGGCTCCAGAACGACGTGCAGACGGCGATCTTCAACCTGCTCTACACCAGCCCGACCAAGATCCCGCAGTCCGATGCGGGCGTAAACCAGATCGTGGCGACCTGTGAAAGCTCGCTGGTGCAGGCGGTCAATAACGGCCTGGTCGCTCCGGGCGTGTGGGATGCCGCAGGCTTCGGCGCCCTCCAGCAGGGTCAGACGCTCGCCAAGGGCTACTACATCTACGCCGCCCCGGTCGCCTCGCAGTCGCAGGCTGACCGTGAAGCGCGCAAGGCGCCGACGCTGCAAATCGCCGTCAAGCTGGCCGGTGCGGTGCATTCGGCCAACGTCATCATCAATGTCAACCGCTGATCGGAGCTAAGACATGTCGCAGACCTACAGCTTCCTGAACGTTCAGGCGACCATCGTCGGCCCGGGCGGCTCCTTCAACATCGGCCAAGGGGCTGGCGTCTCGGAGGAAGGCATCACTATCGAGCGTTCCAACGACAAGGGCACCATGACCATCGGCTCGGACGGCACCGGCATGCACAGCCTGCACGCCGACAAGTCCGGCACGGTCACGGTGCGCTTGCTCAAGACCTCGCCGCAGAACGCCAAGCTGATGGCGATGTACGACCTCCAAACGGCCGACTCGACCTTGTACGGCAACAACGTCATCACGATCACCGACACCGGCAGCAACGATTCGACCGGCTGCCGTGGCGTGGGCTTCAAGAAGGCCCCGACGCTGACCTACGCGAAGGAAGGCCAGATGATGGAATGGGCCTTCAACTGCATCGCGATCGACTCCGTGCTGGGCACGTACTAGGGCTGATCCATGGAATTCGAGATCGCAGGTAACACCTACCGCGCCGGCAAGATGCCGACCTTCACGCAGTTCCATGTCTCGCGCCGCCTTGCTCCGGTCCTGAGCGGGCTGGCGGTCACGGCGGGAGAGGAAGCGGCCAACTTTGCCGCCTTCCTGCAACCGATTGCCGAGGCCGTCGCGCGCATGTCCGATGCTGACTGCGATTTCATCCTGGATGCGTGCCTGGGCGTCGTCCAGCGCCAGCAGGGCACGAGTTGGGCGCCGGTCTACGTGGGCGCCAAGCAGGCTCTCATGTTCGATGATATCGACATGGCCGTGATGCTCCAGCTTGCCGCGAAGGTCATTCAGGAGAATCTCGGCGGTTTTTTTCAAGGCGGCGTCGCCGCGCTGAAATCGTCCAGCCAGCCAGCGGCGTGACATGGGCCAGCCTTCCCGATGGGGAGGACTGGTTACTACGCCCTGTGGTCCGGGGGCTGTGCCGATACGAAAGCCTGAAAGACGGGACGCTCGACCTCGCCGACATCGCCCTGATGAACGAGGCGCTGGACGTGATTGAAGAAAACCGTGTGATAGCCGCAGGGATCAAGCCATGAGCAGTGATGTGATCAAGGAGTTCTTGATCCGCCTGGGCTACAAGGTCGATTCGACCGGCGAGCGCAAGTTCATCGACGGCGTCAAGAACGTCACGCAGGAGGCCCAAAAGCTCGGCCTTGCGGCGGCGGCAGCAGCCACGGCGGTCGCGGCTGCCGTCACCAAGATGGCGAGCCAGCTCGAAGACCTGTACTTCATGTCGCATCGCACGGGCGCATCGGCAGCGAATATCAAGGCCCTCGGGTACGCGGCCAGCCAGATGGGCTCTAGCGTCGAGGGGGCGCGCGGCTCCATCGAGTCCCTTGCCAAGTTCCTGCGCGAGAACCCGGGCGGTGAAGGTCTGCTGGGAAGCATCGGGGTGCAAACCCGCGATGTGAACGGCGCCCTGCGCGACACCACGGACATCATGCAGGACATCGGCAAGCGCCTTGCCGGTATGCCGCAGTACCGTGCCATCGCCTATGCCAACGTCTTCGGGATCGACTACAAGACGCTGGTTGCGCTGGAGCAGGGCGTCGACAAGTTCGGCGACCACTACAAGGACATGCTGCGCCGCTTCGGGCTGAATGTGGGCGAGGCGACGGCGAAGTCGCACGAGCTGATGGTCGCATGGCGCGACATGAAGGCGCAGGCGGGCATCCTTGGCACCATCGTTGGCACGACGCTGATCGGCGCCTTCGACGAGCTGAAGCATCGCTGGGACGCGCTGGATGACACGACCAAGCGCAACATCGAGACAGGGGCTAAGTGGGTCGCCGGCATCGTCGCCGGCCTTGCCATCGTCATGGCTGGCCCCGTGGTCTGGATCGGCGCCCTTGCCACGGCCATCGTGGGCCTGTGGGACGACTACAAGGTCTGGAAGGAGGGCGGAAAAAGCCTGATCGACTGGGGTAAGTGGAAGCCTGAGATCGACGCCGCGCGAGCAGGCATCGACTCGCTCACGAGCGCCTTTGATCGGCTATCCAAGGCCAGCGAACACGTCTTCAAGGATAAGCTGGGCAAGTGGGCGGCCAGCCAGGCGCACAACGAAAGCTTTGCCAAGCAGGGCAGCCCGGTTCAGAAGCTGCTCTCGTTTTACGCCTATGCGATGGGCTTCGACCCGCGCACCGGGCAGAAGATCCCCGAAAAGGACATGGTCGAGCCGCCGCAGGGCGGTCCGCAAGCCAGTACCCGTGGCATCCGCAACAACAACCCCGGCAACATCCGCTACGGCGACTTCGCGCGTCGGCACGGGGCCACGGGTCAGGATGCCAATGGTTTCGCCATCTTCCCGGATGCGTCCACGGGCCTACGAGCGATCAACGACAACCTGACCAGCTACGGGCGCATGGGCGTCAACACGCCCTACAGCATCGCTCACCGCTGGTCTGCTACGGACCAGGACGCCTACACGCGCCGTCTCGCTGGCCTGTTCGGCGGCGATCCCAACCGACCGCTCGACATGAGCGACCCGGCCGTACTGAACGCCCTGCGCAACGGCATCATCACGCAGGAAAACGGCAGCAACCCCTACGCAGCCGAGATGATGGGTAAGGGCGGCGCGGCGGCATCCATCGGCAGCACGGGCGGCCTCACGGTCGATCAGAACGTCACCATCAACCTGCACGGCGTGGACAAGCCCCACGAGACCACGCAAGCCGTTCAGGCGGGCATGGGTGGCGCCAATGATCGCCTCGTGCGCAACCTCAAGCCGGTGGTCTCGTGAGTATCCTCAGTCAGGCGGGCATCGTTGCTGCAGGGCAGGTCGAGGATATCCTCCTGCGCAAGGGGCGCAGCATTGCAGGCATCGTCCCGCAGGTAGTGATCGAGGAAAAGCACCGCGACGAGTTGGTGATCACGAATCATCCGGTGCAGAACGGCGCCAACATCACTGACCACGCCTACAAGCAGCCGGCCATGCTCGCGCTGCGTTACGGCTGGAGCACCAGCGGAGCACTGTTCTCGCTCGACCTGGGGGCGCCGAGTGTCGATGACGTCTATTCGATGCTGCTCGACCTTCAGGCGAGCCGG